TCTAACTGTTGTTTAAGTTTTTCATTTTGTAATACAATAGCATTTTTTTGATCACATTGTTTTTTAGAAACACCTAAATCTTTTCTAAAACTTAATGATATTCTATTATCTTTTTCTTCATTAGAATAAGGAGAACTGCTATAATTATTGGAATCTCTACTTCCCTGTGAAATACTTAAATCTACACTTCCATATTTGCACTCACCACTAAAACTATTTAGATAATCATTTCTTGGATATGCAGGTTCCATAAAAAGTGCCATTAAACACATAGCTATAATTAATATTGCTGTGAATTTGTAATTCATTGTCATTTACCATAAATCCTTATCTGTTTAAATCTTTAAGATCGTAAGTGTGTTCTCTAACTTGATCTGCTAGAGTTCTGTATAAATTTTCTGCCATCTGCCAAGTAGCTTCTGCAGAAGATAATCTTGTATTCATATCTGTTAATTCTTTTTGTGCTAGTTTTAATTCGCTTTCTAATTTTATAATAGTAACTTTACTTTCATTAATAGTTGTTGTTAAATTTAAAACATACTTAACTGAAGTAAATCCCCCAACTACTATTGAAGCAACTACTGGTATAAATATAAAATTTTTTTTTAATAAGTCTGCAAAGTTCATTATAATGCCTCGGTAGCTGATAAGGTTATTCCATATTTACTCACCTGATCTGTATCCCACCCAGTTTCATTATTATCTAATCTCATTATTGTTTTTGCATTTGTGTATGTAACAGTTGCGTCATTAGCAATTGTTTCTATACCTTGTCTTAATGCTGGTTCAATTTTTACATCTGCTTCACCTGAACCATTAGCACTTACATCTTCTGTAACCATATATAAATAAGAACCTATTTGTATATAATCACCAGCTTTAAATACATTAGCTCTACTAGCAGTGAAACCATCTAAAGCTACCTGATTACCTACTTGACTTGCTCCATTGACTCTAACAGTCCCTGTGGCTGTTCCTTGTATGGTTTTTCTATCTTGATCGCCTATACTAAATGTACCTCGTCTACCTCTTAACTGTAAAAGAAAAGCTAATACAACTGAAGCGTTTACTTTCAACATTGGAGGGAATTTAATTTGTGTAGTCCAATATTCACCCTCATGTTGAACAATTTGATCTTGACCTGTAAATGGTGATGTAGAAACTGCTACAGTTCTAACTATAGAAAATCTTTGTGTTTGTACCCCAACAACAGTTGGAAATGTCAATGGGTACGATGGTGTAAATACTGCCATAATTATTATCCTCCGAATGCTTTTGCAAATTTACCACCTCTCAATTTAGCGTCTGCTACTGCTGATATAGTTGATTGTTGGATAGTTGGCAACATATTTGCTATTTCTGATCTAACTGTATTAGTCACACCTAAAGCAAAATTTAAGTTTTGTGTTATATTAACACCACCTCCACCTCCACCCATCATTGATCTTGTATCTGCATTATTTTTAATAACACCAGCACTTCCAGGAACAAATAACTCTGGTCCTCTTTCACCAACCATTCTAGGAACACCCGATTGCTGTACATTACCACCTGATGCTGTACCTGGCAAAGTGGTTCCTGTAGTTGTACCACCACTAAAAAAACTACCAATAATATTTGAAAGACCACCACTTCCTGATATTCCCTCTCTTATAGCTTTTGTAATTCTATCCATTACTAAAACCTGGAATAATGTTTTTTGAATATCTATTAATACTTCTCTTAAAATATCTTTAAATTTTAAAGCACCTGTTTCGCCTCTAGCAAAAGCATCAAATATTTTATTACCAGTTTTTTCAAATGTCTTTGCTACACCATCACCAATACCATCTAGAGCTTTTTGTATATCAACTAATCTTTGTGTTTTTTCTGCTAAAGCATCTATATTTGCTAATTCTGATTCTATAGCATCATCTATAACCTTTTGATCTTTAATTTTTTTTGATAAAAGTGCGTCTTCTATCTTTCTTGTCATAGCAAGTTTTCTTAACTCTACTTCTGTTTTACCTAAATCTTCTATTTCTCTTTCAGAAGCTAATAGTGCTTTTGCACTTAAATCTTCTTGTAGTTTTGTTAATTTAGATTTTTCTTTTAAAATTTCATTATTTCTTTTTTCTATTCGTGCTTTGCTCTCATCATTTTTATTTAGTTTTTCTTTAATAATTAATGCTTTTGCTTCTAAATTTGCTATTTTTTGTTCTATTCTAAATGTATCTTCCAAGCTAAATTCCATAGCTTTTAAATTTTTAGTTTGTATTTCTATTTGCTTATTAATACCTGCTAATTGTTCCTCTAATTCAATTTCATTTAAACCTCTTAATTTTCCTTCAAAAGTACCAAATAATGCGTTAAGTCCTGACATTAAACCAGTTACAAGTTTAAGAACTCCTGCTGTAAGTAGGTTGTTTTCTATAAATAATGTAAATTCTTCGTTAAGAGTATCCATTTGTCCAGCTAAACCACCTGCCGCTTCTTTACCTGTATCTTCTATTTGACCTTTTAAAGCTGATAATAAAACTGTTTGTGCTTTAAGTTTTTCACCTACAAAATCTAATGTTTTAATTTGTTCTTTTTGATCTTCAGTAAAAGAAACACCAACTCGTCTTAATGCTGATAAACCTATTTCAGGTTCTTCTAATGCTTTACCTAATTGCATTGCCGCACTTTTAGCACTACCGAATCCTATTTCAGCTAAATCTTGTGATAGTTCTAAAGCTTCTCTAAATGTATCACCAGTTATTGATTTAAAAGTTAATAATATACCTGCCGCATCTCTAATTTCTTGTGTACTAGCTAAAGTATTAATTCCTATGTCTTGTGCTAGTTCTTCTATTTCTAATAAAGTTAAACCTGCTGAATGACCAGTTGCTTTTAATATACCCTCTAATTTTTTAAATTGTCTTTCTGCTTTAGAAGCGGCACCTACAGCTTTTCCTAAACCAAATGCCAAAGCTGCAACTGATAATGTTGCTACTGCAGTTACAATTCCAACATTACCTATTATAGTTCCTAGTGAAGTAAGTCTACCTGCTACTGGTCCTAGTGGTCCTTGTATTGCCGCTATTGATTGAGAAGCTCTTCTAAATTTATCTTGAAATTGTCCTGCTGCAGTTCCAGCTTTTTTAGTTGCTTTGGATACCTTTTCTGTATTTTTTTTAACTGTATCTGTAGCTTTCTTAAACTTTCTTTCAAATTCTTCTGATTTAGTTCTTAATTCTACTGTTATTGTTGCTTGATTTGCCATTAGTCAGGGAATCTCCTCATTAAATCATTTAACTCATCCCTTAATACTGGTTGAGCTTTTTTTCCTTTATTTACTTTCATACTGTAGCCCTCCATAGCAGACATAAATTCTTTAACACTACAACCCCAAAAGGTTTCAGGTGTCATATGGAGAAATCCTAATCCAATCTCTAGATAGTCTTGGATGGGGTAATAGCTTCTTGATTCTCCACCTCTGCTTTTGGGGAGTCTTCGTCTTCCCCAGCAAAGATTGTACCTAAAACTTCTCCTGCTGTTACTGCAGAAGTTGTTAAACCAGTTTGTATTATCATATCACCAACTGCAACATGTGTATACTTACCTTTTGCTCCTAATAGACCCTCATGCAAAATAACCGATATATCGCTTAAAGAGAATTTTTGTTCTGCAATTGATCTAGCTACATCCATTACAGACTTCCCTGTTCTGTGTTCTATATTAACTATATTGTCAAAAGTAAGTCTAAATGTTCTTTCTTTATCACCAAACTTACGACTGATTTCACCCTTGTATTTGTTCATCATCATCTCCTAGTGCTTTTTTTAGTTTTTTCTTTGTTGTTATTGATTTTTTCAACTCTCCATTGCTATCTTCTATACAATGAATTTCTGCTCTACTTTCAAAAGTAACTAATTTTTGCACTATAAGATTATCATTTCCATTAAGAGTTATTTTATCTAATGGACGACAATCAACATCTTTATTACATTCAATAACTATATATTTTAATTTAGTTACTTTTATAAATCCATGATGTTGATCGCCATTTAATTCAAAGTTTATCACTTTCCAACCATTTGTCCATTCAACCATAATTACGCATCTGTGTAAGTTATTGTATTGTGTGATTCTAATGTTACAGAATATGTTTCTTCACCATTATACTCACCAGCTCTTTCGTAACTTGTTATTAAAAAAGCACCAGCTATTTTAGAACCATCACCAAAAACTAAATCATAATTTTGTATTGCTCCATCAAACGCAAAACCTCTTAAAATGTTTTCTGTTGATGAATCTGTGAATACTCCACTTGCTGATATTGACATACTTCTAATTCCACCACCTTGTAATAAATCTCTTGCTTTATCATTTCCACTTGTAACGAATGCGTTTGAATCTTTAGTTGTAACATCAACCATTTCTCCATTGATACTCATAGATGTACTTCTTAGTCCACCTATAGTTGCTGGAGTTCCTGTGCTGTTGTCTTTTAATAAAAAGCTACTTCCTTTTTGTACTGCCATTTTATTTTCTCCTTATTTATTTTATTTTAATTATCATAAACTATAGCTCTAAATCGCTGTAAACCATGCGATGTAAAACCATCATTTTCTTTAATTACATCAGAAAATTCAAATCTTAAATTAACAAGACTTGCTCCTGTAACACTTAAACTACTCTCATGTAACAAAGCATAAATTCTGCTCATAATTTCTTTAACTTCCTTACTTCCTCTATACCTTGAAAAAGTATGAATGACAAGAGTATGTTCATTACCTTGTAGTGTTTTTGTGCCATTATCTAAAGATGTTTCCTCCCCTACCTTTACATAGGGAAAAGCTGTATTTTCAGGAACGAAATCATACACATCTGTAACTAAATTCTGTAGAGTAGAATCACCATCTAAAGCATTAAAAATTGATTTCTGTAGTTCTAAACTGTGATCACTCATTATTTACCAAACTTATCTAAACTTTGTTTAATTTTTTGAAATAATATTTCTGCTATTTTAGGTTTGCTTTTTTCTGAAGCTGGAAACATAAATGGTCTTGCTAACATTTTACTTGTTCCATATTCTAAAAATTTACTGTATGATGCTTCGCTTCTAACCTCTACAAAATCTTTTTGGTCTTTAACTCTTATATTGCTTACTAGAAAACCTGTATCACTTGCTGGTGCTTCTCCAGGTGCTGATGCTTTATGTGTTCTTGTTGGGTTATATTTTTTATAAGTTTTTCCTGATTTAGCACCTTGTTGAATACTTCTTATAGCTTCACCTCTAATTAATTGTCCACCACCTAGTAATACTTCTTGCATATTATTTTCTAAATCTTCTTTTACTTTTTCAAGAGCTTCTACTGCTTTTTCTACACCTGTAAATTGAAACTTAATATTCATTAATTACCTACATTTTCTGTTGCTACTAATTTGATATATCTATCATACTCATTGTCATTCTCTATACTTTTAATATCAAATGTTCTTGAACCAAATAATATTCTCATAGCTGTTGATATGTTTGCTCTATATCTAATTGTAAATTCAAAATCTTGTGGATTATTTATTTTCTCACCACTTTGTTCATTAAATACTTGTTTTGCTGATTTTGGTTTAATTTGTGCAAAAGCTGTAATAAAAGTTGTATTAGATCTAGTAAATCCACCATATGCGTCTGCAGACAATACATTGTTTTGGATAGTAATTTTGTTTCTTAATTTACCTACAGGCGAAACACCACTCATGCTATCCTCCTAATATACTGTTTAATCTTTGTACTTTGTATGGCTGTAATAAGGCACCTATTGTGTAAGGTATTGCATTTACAGATAAACTTGTAACAGCTTCTCTGTTTTCATAAAGATGTGTAGTCAATAATTTAATTGCTTGTACTATTGGTTCAGGGACATCACTTGCACCACCATAACCAGCAACATATTTTATTTCATATGCGTTTGCATTTCTTGTTTCTGATACTGTAGGCCAACTAGAACCAGTTTTAAGAACAACTCTAGCTTGTTCACTTATAATATCTACATAATAATTTGATGATGCAAAAGTAGAAGCATTGTTGTCATTGTCATAATATTTAACATGCGTAACAGAAGCTACTGGTGGTTTAGGTAATACAATAAAATTAGAATTGTACTCTAAATCAGGAGCTGTAAATATTCCCTCTTGTAATTTAAGATCGCTATAGAAAGGTAGTCTATCTAAAAAAAGACTTAATGTTTGAGTTGTAATAGCTCTATTGATATATGTTTCTATTACATTTTGTGAAGCTTTGATTAGTTCAGCAATTAATGTATCATCATCGCTAAAATCAACACGCATAAAAGACTTTTGTTCAGAAGTAGCAACTGCTGATGTAGTCCAAGCTGTATCAATTTTAAGTCCTGACATTTTAATCTCTAATTACTATTTCTTCTTGCCCATTACTTTTTTAAGAATTTTTTTAACTTTTGTTTCTTTAGGTTCTACTATCTTTTTTTCTGTTTTAGAAACTGCTTTTTCTGCAATTCCTCTATCAATCCATTTAGTTCCTAATTTCATTTGCCACTCTGTATCAAAAGTATATTCTTGATCTTTCTTATAAACCATAGTTGATCCACCAAGATCGTCAGCTTTTGCAACATGATCTACTTTCATTTTTATTTTCATATGTACTCCTTTTTAAATTTCTATTTTCAAGGGGGAAATACCAAAAGGTAAAATCCCCCTCAAATTTTATTTATTATTGATTAGCTTGGCTATCAGTTGGAGCAGAAAGAGGTCTCCCTTTCACACCAACTACACCAAATATAGTACCAGTTCCATGCGTACCAGAATAGTTTAAAACTACTCTTGAGTATCTTTTGCCACCTACATAACCAATAGCATAAACTGCATTACAGTCGCCATTAGCATCAATAGTTTGCCATAGACCATTAGTACCTACAGTTCCACCTACAACATCTGTATTAGATGTTACATCTGTAAAAGTTGAATTGTCATCAGAATGTTCTAATTCAATCTCAACTTTATTAGTTCCACTAAATGTGATTCCAGGAGCTCCTACATTAACTACGTGAGTTACTGTAGAAAAACCATTAGAATCAACACCAGTACAGTTAGTGTCTGCTGCTTTTACAATAGCGTTCAATGATTCATCAATCGCTATTCCACTTTTTCCATCGTATATTGACATTTTATATTCTCCTATAAATTATAATTACTGAATAGTAATTGTTGTTATTGCTTCAGGTAATATAACTTGTCCACCAACACGTCTTCTAGCAATGTATCTTACATTACCAGCAGATGCTTGTGTGAAAGGATCTCTCATAATTGATAAAGAAACTCTATCAACAATCATATATCCTCTTCTGTAATCACCGAAAAGAACTGGTTTAGTTCCATCAGCAATATCAGCTAAGTCAGATGCTTCAACAATTGGATGTCCAAGTAAACTTGAACCTACACCCATTTGGTAAAGTCCTGGTTGGAATAAGTATTGGCCACTTGAATCTTTCAATTTTCTAATTGTTGAAAGAGTTGATCTATTAAACATCCAAGTTGCATTTCTCATGTACTCAGATTTAATATTGTGTGCCGCACCAATCAAGTCATCTGCTGCAAGAGCATCATTAGCCGCTGTAGTTATATTATTACCTGCATTATTAATTAAACCTTGAGGTTTTCCAACAGAGTTACCTGAAATAAATGCGTTTCCTTCAGCTTTTGCAAATTGCTCTACAAACTCTGCATTCATTTCTGCTTCTAAATTGAAAACTGAATCTTCAAGTTCTTGTTCAGAAATATCTACTAAAGCATATAACTCGTGAGCTGGAATTTCTTCCAAACCAACAGCATATCCTGCAGTTTCTGATCTTGTACCTTGTTCAGCTACCCACTCGGCAGAGAATGTACCAGTTCTTTTTGGAACTTGAATACTTCTTTGTCCAGTTGATCTAACTCTAGCTACTGATCTTACTGGGCTAAATTCAATAATACCTTTGATTATTTCTCTCACATATTCAGGTGGAGCTAAATAACCAGCAGTGTTATCATTAGACACAGTTAAAACTTTAACTTCATCAGGTGATAAGTTTTCTTTACCTTTTCTCATCCATTTATCAAATACTTGTCTTTGTTTTGATTCAACTGGTGAACCTTTTCCAAAGTCTGGTCTTGATACAATAGTCTCTAATCTTGCCATTGCTTCTTGATTTGCTTTTTGAGATTCAGATGCTACTTTCATATTCTTTTCCATATCAGCAACTCTATCTAAATCTTTTTCAATTTTTGATAGTTTTTCTTCTGTGATAGGATCAGAGCTTCCTTTAGCTTCAATCTGTTTTAATCTTTCATCGTTAGTTTCTTTGAAAGACTCAAAAGTTTTACCAAGAGTTTCAACTGCAGATTTTACTTCATTATTATCCATAATTGTTTCCTTTTAGTTTTATTGTTTAAGTATGTCAGCTACTTTATTAATTAAAGTTGCTAACTGTTTATTGTCATCACCAGCATCTCGCTGTGATAAAGATTCAGATAATGCTTTTGCACCAATCTTCGCCTCTGTCCGAGAAAGACTTCCTACCTCTCGTAAGATTTTCTCCCACTCTCGAATACTTTTTTGACTTGCTTTAACATTCTCAATTAAAGCTCGTTCATTCATTGGAAATGTAACTAAACTTATTTCCATTAGATCAACTTCTTTAAGAGTTCTTGTTCCTCTCTTATTTTCGTTGTATCCTTGTTTATCAGGGTCTGCTCTAAATCCTATAGACATTCCATCTAAAGCACCCATCTTTAATAATTCATATGCTTCTCTACCTTTTTGAGTACCCATAGCCAGTTGTCCTTTAACAAATAATCCTTTTGAATCTTCGTACATTTCTGTAAAGACTCCGATAGGTTCATCTGTTTTATGTTGGTATAACATTTTAACTTTTGAAGCTGGTCTTTGTTCTAAAGATTTTGTAAATGCACCTTTTTGCATAATGTCAGAACCTTGATCTTCATTACCAAATATAGAACCATAACCTGTAAATGTACCTTTATCATCATTAGCTTTTACTTCTGAATGAAAAGTTAATTTTTTAATTTCTGTATCGCATTGACAAATACCATCATCTTGACAAACACAAACACTTTTCTTTTTGGGTTTCTTGTGATATTTATCTTCTTCTTCTTCATCACCATATCCTTTACTAATTGCTTCTTCATAAGCATCATGTGTTTTACATGGCATAAATATTGTTTTTCCATTTTTATCCATAGAGTGTGTACCCACACAACCTATTTCTTTTGCTTTATCTAAAGCATCTTCTTCATTACTAAACATATCTTGAGCTCTTGCTTCTTTTTCCATTTCATCTTTTGGTTTTTTTTCTTTTGATGAAATAACATCTGTAAGTTTTTTAATAGCATCACCCATTGTTTTCATGTCATCCATTGTGTATTTCTCCTTTTTATCATTTTCATATTGTGTGCTACAGACTGCTAATCTTTGAGTAGCTTTTGGATATTCAGAAGTAGTCTTATCATCTGACATACATCTACTCATAAAATCCTCTCTTGTTTCTTTATCATTCGGTTTTACTAATGGCATTATTTTCTAAACCTACTAATAATATGTTGATCTATTTTTTGCCATAATTGGTCTAACAAGTTATTAATTCCGATATACTTTTGAATTGCTATACCTGATGCTAAACCTAAAAAAAAAATTATAATTATTTCCATAATACTACCTCTACAAGAAATCTGGCGTTGTGTAAATAGATACGCAACGACAATTTATCGTTTCTCCTGGAGACCCTGCTGGATCACCTGGATATTTTAATCTATCACCACCTACAATAAAAGGTTCTTCTAAACCTACTTGTTGCCCTGTTGCCGCTATATGAGTAGCTCTTGTTCTACCATCAGCTACTGCAACCCATTCTTTTTTAGTACCAGCTATACCCATGTTTTCAGCGACCATTTCATTGGCAAAACTAGCAGTTCTATGTACTTCTGTTCTAGCAATTAAATTAGCACGAAGTATACCCATTCCTACTATAGCATTTCTTAACTCATTACCAGTAGAATTTATACCCTCACCATTACCTAGACTATTATTAATAACATTCTGTATTTTTAATTTTGTACTATCATTTATACCTACAACTAAAGTTGCAACATTATCATTGATATATCTTTCTAATTCTAATTCAAAATCACTATCAAAATCTTTAACATTTTGTTCCCTGTTTAACATGTTATTTTTAAAAGCATTTGCAACAACTCTATATTGTATTTTAAATATATTTATTAACTCATTAAAAGAATTGTTTTGTCTTATTTCTAACATTATTGTAGAACCGAAGCTAAAATCTTCAGCTAATCCATTACCTAATTTATTAAAGTAATTTTTTAATCTACCTGTAAACTGTTTGATATAGGGTTCTCTTAATCTATTTTGTCTGACCCACTCTCTTCTTTTTACATTCTTAAATATTTTAAGTTGTCTTTCGTTATAAATCATTAATGTAAAGTTGTGTTAATAGGTTTGATTATTTCAGTAACATCTAAATTTTGAGTAACATAAATATATGATGCTATATTTACAGCTTCCATTTCATTTATGACTGGACCAACTCTTATTACTACTTCGTGATTATTATCATCATCTTTTTCTATAAAAAGTCTTGATGTTAATTGTTTTAATTTTGACACTTTGCACTCCTATGTTGCAAGTGGATGTCCACTTGGCAGTAAGTCTAAGTCAAATTTACCACCTCTAAATCTCCCTGATCTAACAGCATATAAAAAAGCATTTACTCTAGCATATGCCCATTGTTCTTCACTTGTTACACTTGGTCTTACACTTCCAGGATTAGTTCTGTAAGCACCTATACCTCTTTTAAATACAGCAGTAAGCATTCTTAAAGTAACTCTTTTACCAGCTTTATCTCCATGCTTTTCATTGTGCTTATCTACTTTGTTTTGTAATCCTTTTTTAACTGCGGCTGTAACCTGTTTTTCTTCTATTACACCTTCTTCTAAAAACTTTCCTCTTTCTCTATCTAGTTGTGCTGATTTTTTCTTTGCCCAACTTTGACCAGCATCACCACCCCATAATGACCATGCTATTCTACCATTGGATGGATAACCTTTTTCACCAGGTCTAAAACCCTCTGCTCTTTTATCTACTTCATGTCTAGCAAAGAAACTGTTCATTCTTCTAACTGTTCTTGGTGATAGTTTTTCTTTAGCAACTATTTGACTTGCTCTTGTAGCACCTATTCTTGTACCACCTCTATTAAATTCTTTTCTCCACTCTATACCTCTTTTAGCTTCTGTAACCATACCATCAGTTGGTACTGTATCAATGTCGCTTTCTGCTTTAATGACTTCATCTAATTCTTCATCAGCACTTTGCATATCATTGTCTAATTGTACTTCTTCTTGTTCTTCTTGTTGTGTTCTTTCTTCTTGTTCTTCTTCTGTCATTGGATTGGTATCAGGTTCATCTTTTGGTTCTTCTTCAT